TCATGTTTCATCTGTAGGTGGGTTTTCTATAAAATTAATTGATCTTGATAATGCCAACATTTCAGATAAATTTGCTACTCACGATGTATTTAATAGACCTATAGAAATATGGTTGCTAGATAGAAATAATAGCACAGCTGATGGAAGTATTCTTTATAAAGGCATTTGTGGAGTACCTAAACATGATCAAAATACAATAACGCTACCAATTGAAAATAGCACATCTACAGTAAATACAGAACTAGGTCAAGATAAAATAACTTCTGCTGATAAAATAGCAACAGATGTTCCTCCTGGATCATTAGGAAAAATGAAAACAATTATTTATGGCGACCATGTAACCAACATTAATAATACTACAGTTGCTAATGCAAATTTTAGCAAAACAACTAACTTAGTTCCTTGTATTGATATGGGCGAACATAGAACTATTGCATCTGGTGGGGCTATTACAAAACATAGTAACTGGTATATTGCTGGTCATGAATGTAAATCAGTAGATGAAATGTGGGTAAATGATGAAGATACAGGTGAGCTTGCTCAAATAAAAACTTTTACAACAACAAATACTTCAAGTAAATGCACAGTGCAATTTGATACTTTAGGAAGCAGATATTTATATGTTTACCCTATAAATCATTTAACAACTGATACTGACACTCTTACTGGTGAAAGCGGTTCTATCTCAAACCCTGATAATGTTTTAGATTTTGATTTATCTACATTTGTAACCTTATCAGTTCAAGATGTTGAGGATATTTCTCAACGACAGTTGGCACAAATAGATTTAGG